TTTGAGCAATAAGTCACATTTGGATAATTCCAATATGGCTTCTCAATATACACTGGGTGATGATAATGATGAACTTCTCTTGGGGGATTCCATAAAATCCCATAACTTCTTTCTTTCACCATCCTGAATCTAACTTCTATAATACCCTTTTCATTATCTCCACTTTCACCCTTTTCCAAAGGAACGAACTTGAACTTTCTCCCACCTGACATACTTTCTAAAAACCTTTCTAAATTAACTGACTGGTTTTCTCTAACTATAATATCTCCCGCATTCGTAACTTCTCTACCATCTATAATAACTTTTGCAACAGCATCTCGGCTGTTCTTATTCTTTAATTTAACTTCGTATTCCGCACCAAACGGAATTGCCACTGTGCCATTGCTATCTTCTATAATCTCACCTTTATGAATTACATTTACTACAAATCCACTCTTATACATATTATTTCTCCTTTTACCCTCCTGCGTGGGCGTTTATTTTTTACAGGATTTTAACTTTTATAGAACCTTTCCTCGGGATTGCCCTAATTTATAGGGTGTTCCCCGATATAGCCAAATTTATCCCCCGCCATAGTATTAACGGGGACTATCGGTAACACTGCATCCTCTTCTAACTCGGCAGACAACGCTAACGCTGTCATCAACTTCTTCGCATACAGGTCGATTGTCCCTGTGGCTAAAAGTGATTCTGGCGCTGAAGCTGTTTCGCCAACGAAATACACGGAACTCCCTACTGTGATTTTCGGGAATTTGTAATTCTCTGTTGGCATATCAAACGACAATAAGAATTGACGAAGGTATGATTTCTGACGAATAAACGGTATAATCTGGTCGGCTAACTGCGGGATTATTACATCTCCACCAGTGCCGAGTGTGCTGTTTAATGCCTTCTCAAAACTATATGTCATAAACTTTTCTTTTTCACCCCCTATTTTGATAATAAGAGGAAATTTATTTTGTCACGGCATTTACCTCAAGCCGTAAATATAAGTCGTGGTGCAAACCACTTATTGATTAAATTTAATCTATTTAGTGTATAAAGGTTATACTTAAACCTTTACCTTGCCTAGAAACACTTTAGCAAGGAAACGGGTCTTATCTTTCTCTAACTGCTCTTCGGCTGATTTCTCAATTTTCTTGGGTTCATCCGAAGGGACTATTGATTTGCGACCTGCACTTCTCCTCATTGATTTCTCAATGCTATCAAACTTCTCGTCTATCCTATCCTCAAGGGATTTGGCAAGACGGTCTACCTGATAGTTGCTGAATATAGCAGAATCAACTGGGCCAACTCTTGGGGTATACTTTTCGTCAAAATCGTGCAGTGTGCAATTATCTTCGTTCTGAACTTCTTTCGTATTGGCAGGGATATAAGACCCCTCTCCCTTACGCACTGTCTGAATTGACGGGCCTGTATTTTCCTGAATACCCATTGTTTTCTGGTCTAGGTTTTTGCCTATCGCAGAACCTCCCTTCCCTTTATACTTTGTATCGGCTCCTGCTGGGTTGGTAGCAACGGCTACTGACATATCTCCACCTTTCTTTGAAGCGGGTGTCTTTTCATACTTTGTATCTGCACCTTTTGGGTTCGCAGCAACGGCTACGGACATTTTCGAGGACTTTACGATGTCACCGCATTCTGGGCAAAAATTCATCTCGTAACCGAGAGATTTCCCAAATGTTGATTTGCAGTGTTCGCACTCATAGACCTCTTCGTCTTCGGAATCTTCCTCAAGCTCTTCAGTTTCGTCTGCTTCTATTTCCTCTGACTTCTCAAATTCCATATCCGTATCAAAGTCGGCTCCACACTTCGGACAAAACTTTGGCGGGTAATCAGATTTCTCAAATACTGTGTCGCAATCTGGACATTTAACTAATTCCATCTTTTCTTTTTCACCTCCCTTATCTGACAATAAACTCTCTATTCCCTCAATCTTTTGATTAAGAGATTCAAGAGTAACTGGTTCTGTTGATTCTAATGCTTTCTCTCCATCTTCTGAATCCACATCCTCATCTTTTAATGCTGTGTGTATTTTACTAGGATTTGTTTTGCCAGCGTCCATATTATCTACATCCTCTTCCTCGTCTTGATGTTCAGCAGATTCAAATTGTCTTTCTCTTCGTTTTTGGTCTTGAGTAACCGTGCTGGTTGCTTGTTCACCATCAGCAAAGTCCTGTTCTTGCTCATCGCAATGACAAACATCATCTTCATCATTATCCTCGTCATTTTCTTCATCATCACAATGGCAAACATCATCTTCATCTTGTGTTTGTGGCACAACCTCTGGCGGAGTTTCTCCCCCTTCTTGTGCCTCTGCTTGCTCTTCGCCTGGTTCTGTTGTTTGTTCTAATTGTTCTTGTTCAGGTGTTTCTTGTATTTCCTCTTCTGGTTGTTCCTCAACTTGTTCCTGTTCCTGTTCTATTGCAGGCTGTTCTTGCTCTTGCTCGGGCTGAACTTCCTGTTCAGGAGTTTGTTCTGGTTGCTGTTCTATCGGTGCAACTTGCTCTTCGCCCATACCTGCGCCACCTGAAATTTCCTGCATAACCTGGTCTTCAATACCTAATATTTGTGCAAGTTCTTTCAGGGATTGCATTACCCTTTCTTTAAGGTCTTGGTCTTGCGGTTTTGCCGCTAAATCTTGAGTCGCTTTCTCAAAATTTGTTATAACTTGATTTTCAATTGCTCTATCCAAATTATTTAATGCCTTTTGCATATTCCCTACACGCCCCTTGCATAAACATTTGCCTTTATGCGAGCCACACTTTCCTGCGTGAGTGCAATACATAGATTTTGCTATGCCGAATACTGCATCGTCATTCACAGGAAGTCCTGTTAGTGATAGTTCCCTAAAAAGCATACTATCAATAACCCTTACATCTTTATTGACAGATGAATCATATTTATTATGTGTCTTTACGGCATCGCCACCCATTGAACATCCATAAAGAATTCCCTGGTCTATCAAATCCCAAACACTATCGCCAATTCCACCATCAGCAATTTTGCCCTTGAACCAAAGACCTTTTTCGTCTTCGCCTGCGTCAATTAAAGAGCCAACTGGGAGTGATAATTCTTTCCTTCTGTGTTCAATAAAGATAGGGACAGGTCGGTTTGCCGCCAAACGCCCTTTAACCTCTTCTATCGCATCTGGGTATGCTCTCCTGTCAATTATTTCGTTTTCTGCGTCTACCTTTGGGATAGACATATAACCCTTAATAACTCTCCCCCCGCCTAGTTTCTTATCATTTGCTTTTTGAATGCTCAATATGCCATCCATTAAAAATTGCGATGGCTCTTTAATAGATGCGTTGGATATGCCCATATTATTTCTCTCCTTTCCTTCTTGATTTTTTAATTGGTAATTTCACGAAATGTTGCTGTAATCTCGCCACGCTCTTTTCAAGCTGGCTCTTTTCAAGTCTTGACGGCATTTTGTATACATTTTCTTGTATCAGAATCTCTTTCGCTTTTTGTAGAATATCATCAAAATAAACCTTTTCCTTTAAGCTGTGTTTGTGTTCCTTGACCCAAGATTTTGCCATTCTTAAATCCCACACCCTGCCTCTGTCAGCATTGGTATTGAACATCAAGGTTTGGATTTTAAGATTATCCTGGCCCAACTGCTTTCCAATAAGTGCAGTTACTCCGTTCTCCAATTTAATTGGTTCGTAAGTTGATTTTTGGAACAATTTTGATTTTCGTAATCTACATCTAATCATTTCTTTTTCTCCTTTAACTTAAATCCTGTAATATGCCTGTATGAAAGGCAACGCTCTTGGTATAGTCCTTTGTTTTTTAAGGTTAGGGTTAGTAATACCCATTTGCATTAACCTTTTATTATCTTTTGTTATGCCTTCCCAAAAATAATAATCTAAAAATTTAACTTCCTCTTCGTCAATAATGCCATTTTCCCATAAAGTTTTTAGACAAGTTTCCCATTTCTTCGCCGCTAATTTAACATCAAGTTGTTTTGCTGGGTCTGTTTCTAAATCTCGGACAGACAAATCTTCTGTCCCAATGACCTTATCATCAAATGATGTCATTTTTGAAACGGTCAATATATCAACAACTTCTTTAGTATCAACTTGCACCGCTGCTGCGATTTCTTCGGGAGTAGCGTTTCTTTTTAATTTATCATAAAGATAAATTTGTGCTTTATAAATTTCTTTTAACAATCTGACTTGTGTTGTGCCTAACAATGCCGCCTTATCTTCTTCGTATTGTTTTATAACACCCAAAATTGTATAATAAAAATATGTTGAAAGTTTTTGTGGTTTCTCTTTATATACTGGAGTCCATTTTGGCAATTTTTCCCATATTGCCAATTTTGTTTCTTGTTCAATATCTTCTTTGTCCTCTGGTGTCAAATACAATTTTGGGTTAAGTTGCTTATATAACATTTTAGAGAATAGGTTATTCCAAAGGAACTGGAAAGCATCATTGTTCCCCCTTTGGGCTTCCCTTACATCGTGCAAGGAGATACCTGCCGCCACCTCATTTGGAACGCCTTTTTGTTGTATTTGCTCAATTTTCCCACGCCTTACACGGGTATAACCCTTATGCCCATACGGAGCCTGTTTGGATTTCAGAATAGGGTAATGTCTGGTTTTTGTTGATTTACCAATGAATTTACCCCAAGTATCAACTGTTATTTTTTCTCTGCCTATGGTGACTTCCAACCAAGAACGACCCTTAAAACTCTTCACGACTGTCGGTCTGAAGCCATTTCGTCTTAAAATCCTCCAGTTTCTCTTGATATGACTATCAAAATCAGCACTTTTTGCCAGGTATTTACTTTTAGTCATTTCTGCGAATGCCTTGTTAAATTGATGAATTTGATAAATCGCAATACCTTTCTGGATGCGACCCATTATTTCCTGCCACAATGCGGATTCTGGAAGCTCTAGGTCGGTATATTCTTGGCTATCAAAAATGTAAGAACGCATATATTCGTATCTATCTGGCTCCATTTGCTTCATTTTTTTGCCATTTAGCACATAATTTGCGTAACTTTCAGCAAAATCCTCTCGGGGACCAACGCACCCATACCAACTAATTTTCATTATTTTGGCGGGTATCTGATAAGGGTTTTTCTCCTTAATCCTGCTGGCTATGAACTCCCTATCTTTCTCAAGGTCTTCTAAAGTGGTCATTTTTTCTATTGGAACAGCCAAAAATGTCTGAATTGCAGGGATATACCCTTTTTGCTCAAGTGCTTCTGTATTATTTGTTTCTTTGTCTGGGTATGCCCAACCAGTGACTTTATGGAATAGCGGGTCTATAATAGGCTTGTTTGTTTCGTGTAAGAATTTCTCTACGCTATGCCCAATTTCGTGTATTAGCAACTCATAAATTGCTGGGACAATGCTAATTCTATGAAAAGGGTGGGACATTCTCCATTCCTTGCTAAAAAGTTTAGCAGAAAGGTCTAAAATATTAAGACTATTGTTGTATTTAGCAAGAAAATTATCATCTTTTAGAACCCTGATAATCTCTAAACACTCATTTTGCTGAATATGCTTCAGAGGTATCTTCGTATTTGCAATAATCGCCAAAACTTCCAAAAGCTGTCCCTTATCAGGTATCTCAAATTTCGTCTGATAGCGGGTCATCAAAGTATAGAAATCTGCTGATTCTTCATCATTAACTGGGTTCAATTGTTCAGAGGTAACCTGAATATGTTGCGGGCCAGGTTTATCACTGGACGGTATGAGCGGCTTTTCCCCCTCGGGCTTTACGCCATAACTCTCATTTAGATTATCTAAATTTTCAGGATATAATGGCTTGCCTGCTTTTCGGGAATCTGTCGGTCTGCTCTTTAATATTTTGAATATTTTAAGTGTTAATTCTTGAAGGTTTTTGTTTTCCATAATTTGAATTCTTTGGCGGTTTTATCGTCTTTACCAGATACATCTTTAAGAAGTTCTAGTCCCTCTTCAATCGCCTTTTTAATAAATTCAACTTGTTCTTTACTTGTTATTTGAGGTATTTGAGGTGTTGCCTTGCTCTGTTGTATTGCTTTTTCCATCCCCGTTTGCATAGCTTTTTCTATTGCGAATTGTCTTGCAACCCACTGGAATAATTCCTCTTTTGAGCAAACTATTCCGTCCATTTTGCCAGCCCCAAGCACCATATCTTTCCCGTTCTTTTGAGGAACTATCACCCAGTGAAATGGGAAAGCACTATCGGGTTCAACAACCGCATCGCTTTCTGTTATTTCATTAAATTCCTCTTTTTTAATCATTTTTGTTTCTCCATCATAACGAGGCTTTTAACCTCATCCATTGATTTTTGCAGTTTCTTATCTGTTTGTTTTGCTCTATGGTCTACATATGTAAGAACATCATCTCGTAAGTTCTTAAATGCTTCTGTTAATGTGTTCTTGCCAACAGATTCAAGAGTTGTAGGTTCAGTTGTCGCACCATCTACCATATCCACATTAGGTTGTTCTGGCTGTCCTGCTGGTGCCTTACCACTTAAACCGCCTAATAATTTGTCCCAATTTATAGGTTTTCTTGGAGCCGTCGCACCACCCATACCACCTTGCTGTGCCTCTTCCACCACGCCCTGGTCTGCGCCAAGTATCGGTTCGCCCTCTGGCGATAGTTTAAGCGGTTCCATACCTTCTGCTTTTCGTATCTCATTAACGGTCATCCATTTACCCATAACCGCATATTGATAGAATTGAGCTTTTTGTATCTTGTCTGGTATTGAAGTTTCCTCAATAAACTCAAATTGCAGGTCTTCATACCCAAATTCTTGGTTGATAATTGACTCTGTAATATAATGAGAAAGTGTTCCCATCATAGGATAAATTGCTCTGTTTTTGAAAGCTAAACTTTGAAGCATAGCACCAGTTGCAGGGGCTCTTTGGACATCTTCTGTCCAGCCAACTTCTGCTGGGCTGACACCGAATACCATAAGAATTATTTTCATAAGCCAATTTAGATAGTTCATCATTTCCATATCTTTTGGAGTAGTAGATATTGGCACCCACTTTACGCCACTTCCGCCTCCGCCCACGACCATAACTCTGTGAGGCTTCTGTTGGTGTTCAGCTCTCCAATACTCCCTAAACCTGTCCAATTCCCTTTCGGGGACTGACATACCCAAATCTACGATACCGCTTGGTCTTGCATCATTCTCAAAATATTTTATGTTATAGCTTTCTCCATATAAGAAAGCTGTAACTGAATTGTGCAAAGTTTCTAGCGGCGATAAGCCATATAAGCTATCCGTTCTTGGATTATTCATTATGTAAATAATCCTATCTTTATCAAATTTAATTGGGTCAATACCCTCTTCTTCTAATACTTGCCAGTAGCAGTTCACATCTCCGTGTGGGTCTGCGTCTATCCTTATATTGCCTCCATCTATCGCATAAAGCTCGGCAAGCCCTTTATGGTCATCATCATTTTCCCCCGCACCCTCATAAGGCACTTTTTCTAAAACACCTGCGTCTAATAAAAGAAGGTCTTTCATCATTTTCTTTATAATAGTTTGAAAGTTTTCTCCCCTATCATTCGGATGTTTGAAAAAGTTTCTGCATCGGTCAATCTTTTTCTGCATTTTGTCTTTATCTGCTTTCGTAAGTTTGTCATCTTTATTAACAGGGACAATATCATATTTAGCAGCAACGACTTCGTTTATAATTGTATCAACCGCAGCTCTGATAACTGGGTTGTTGTGATACATAAGTCGCATAGTTCTTGTTGAAACTCTATACGCTTCGTCTTCACGCTTTTGACCATATCGGTCATAATCTCTAAAGCCAGCGATTACACCTTTAGAAGATTTTTCAATACTTAAATCCCCAATATTTTTCTCCACAGGAGTTACTATCCCGCCTGTTAATTCAGTTGGATTAAGGGATTTTTGTATACTTCCACTTATAAAAGCATTAACTCTGTCACCAAAACTCTTAAATGCCATAACTAAACCTCCTACTTTTCTGCCTTATTTCAAAATATGGTTCGCCAGCCATATAGTTTCGTATTCTTTCCATTTTTATTGCCTCTTTTACCTCGCCAAATAGGTCTTGGAATTCCGTTTGTTTTGTTTCTATGAATTCCCTATATTCCTCTTCGTTTATTAGTCCTTCTTTTTTCTTCTCTTGATATAACATAATTGGAACTAAAAAGTTCCCAAAATAATGCTTTACACTTCTTTCAACCAACTGGTGATTTGTTGGGGCAAAGGTTTCCAAAACATCGTGTAATTTGCCTATCACATCTCTCGCATCTTGTCTTAAACTCATATCGCCAGCTACTATTTTTGGCTCAATGCGTTCATACTCCTGCACGATAGTCATTCCGTGTTTTGTCTTGCGAGAGTGAGTTTTCACCCTTACCGCCTTGTCGAACCGATTAGTTTCATAATGTAAAAGCATAGTTAGTTTTTAGAAAATTTCATTATTGCGTATAATATCGCTACACATAAGCCCACTTGATAGAACTCTGCTCTGAATAGGTCTTTCGCCACATAAATCGTGCCTATTAAAGCGGTTAAAGCACCGCCCCTGCATATCACATTTTTGTAGTCAAACCACCAATTTCTTAACAATACTTGCCTACGAAACTCCAACCACGCCAAAAACCATAGACCTAAATCTACAGATTTGGATAGGAAATTATTTATAGCCACTTGTATCCCCTTGAAACTAAATCCTATTTTGAATTGGAATTTTTTCTTGGGGAATAGCGACCATCTGATTGCCTTACATTTCGGGCATATTATGGTCTGCTCAAGTTTGAGTGCGTCTTCTATGCCTTTGTTCTTTTGAACTTCTTGAAACTTTTCTACCTCGTCTTTGTCTGCCTTATATGTGTTGCTACATTGCATACATTTGACATTAACTCTGGACATCATCTTTTTGAAATTATCAAATATATTTTTCTGACTATTTACTTTAACTTCTTCTTCCACTTTAACACCTCCTAGCGTTTGAACGGGTCAAGAGCTTGATATTCTTGTTTCAACTTTATCTGCTCTGATGTCATTTCAGCTTCCACAAACAATATCCCACAGGAATAACAAGCGTATATGCGTTTTTTGGTCATTACACTTGTTGCTTGGTTTTTTATTGTCGCATCAACTTCACAATCGCCTACATTCTTTTGGCAACATATTGGACAGATAATCATAACTTCCTCCTACTGGTATAGTGGGTCTTTCCTATTTTTCCTCGCTGTTGAATTCTTTTCAATAGATTTATCCAATGTTTCACGAGCCATCTCACGATACTTTTCCGCTAACTCTCTCGGGTTGAATTTCTTCGCACCAAAATTGTTATAAGGGTCAAATACCATAGATTTATTAACTATCTGAACGGCTCGGCTTACATTTCGCATTACATTCATAGTATCAAGATAATCAAGGTCTTTTATATCTACCCACTTTCTGCCGACAAATTCATCTGGGCCTTTTATAATTACTCCATCTCCGTCTACCATAAATCTTATACCGTGCAGGGCTTCCCATTTGCCATCTCCTGCTAACTTGGTGATGGACTTTTCCATTGAATCTGCTCCCTCATTACTTGTGAAGTAATTATCTAAACTTTTTTGTATTTTATTCCCATCATTTGTATAACTTTTAGCCATTTATTTTCACCGCCTATTTTTTCTTTGGTGCTTTTTCAGGGAGATTTTTAAGTTTCTTCCCTCTTAATTTTGATTCAGCTTCTTTCTTTGATAAACCTTTTGCTTCTGTCTTTGCGCCACCAGCTACTGCTCCAAATAACCTTGCTTGTTTCTTACTTGTCGGACAACCCTTTTCAACTTTAAGGTTCGCTAATTGAGGAGATGTTTTTATTTCATTCCCTCTTAATGTTGCCAGTTCTGGTTTTGTTGTTTCGTTATATTGTTTCTTTTTCAATGAAGCAAGCACTGCTCCGCATTTGCAATCGGATTTTTGTAATTTTTTCTTACCGCATTTTGGACATAGCTTTGCGGGCTTCCCGCCTACTTCGGGCTTTGCTTCGGGTGCTTCGTTTGCTTCGGGTTGTGCTTCGGGTTGTGCTTCTGCTCCTTCCTCTGGTGCTTCTGCCTCTGCTGGCGCTTCTGTCGCCTCTGCTTCTGGTGCTTCTGCTTCTGCCCCCGCTTCTGGTGCCTCTCCTGCTTCTGCCTCTGGCTTTCCAAATGCTGGCTTCTTTGCCCCAAACGCTGGCTTTGCTTCTGGTTTCGCTCCCCCTGCTTCTGTATTTGCTTCTATTCCAGATTGCTGCGGTGCACCACCAATTAGTCTTGCGTCTGCTTCCTCAAAAGATTCGGTTGGCTTTTGCGGAATGCCATACATTCTGTTAAGTTCTTCCGCATTTCCTGTATCTATTGCTTTTGACATACTCTTCGCTGCCCCCCTTGCGATAAAGCCATATCTGTTCATATATTTATCATAATTTGGCCCTGCCATAATATGGAATTGTTGTCTGGCTTTCTTTGCTCTTGGGTCATCGTGACCGTATTGGTTAGTAAGTCTAATTGCGTTCCATTGTGCTGTTTCCCAACCATTATTGAGTGTCCTGCCTGCTGGACCTTTACCCACTGACCTTTGTGCCTTTTCATTTTCCACTTCGGCTGGCGACATATTCCATTTTGATGGGTCTATTGATAGCACTTGACCTGTTTGGTCTTTCCAAGCCCAATCTTGCCAATCTGCCCATTTGCTAACTTTACCTTTTGCACCTGCTGTCGTCTTCGGTTCTGCCGCTTCTCCTTGTGCTTCTTTCAACTTATCGGCAGGTGATTTTATCTTTAATGGGGCTTTCTTTGCTCCCTTTACTGGTGCTTCACCTGTTGCTGGGGCTTCGCCCTCGCCTGTTGCCGCTGGCTTTGCAGTGCCTGTCTTAAACCTTTTCATACTTTCCTTCTCAATTGTCGCCATATACGACTCCAAATTGGAATGTATCTCGGATAGTGCTGAATCGTCTAAAGATGACACATCTGGTAAATCCTCTTTCGTTACAATATGTCCTGCTCCCTTACCTGCCTTTCTACCCATTTGCTGGGCATAAGGTTTACCTATTGCCTTTTCAATTAACCAAGCGGCTAATCTTTCGCCACTTGCGATACCAGGTTTCCCCGTTAAATCGGCTGTTGCCTTCTCCATTCCAACTCTACCCGCCCAATTTATAAGAGGCTGGCTATCGCCCTTGACCGCCTTTAATATTAAATAATCTGGGATATTTTTTGATTTTGAAACTTGTTTTTCCCAGGTCTGCGTTTCCACTAAATCTTTTAATTTTGGTTCTGTTGTTTCAAACACATCTTTCTTCTTTAAGTCGCTTGTGGTTACATCTTGAGGTTCATCTACAAATTCCTCTGTTTCTTTTAATGCAGATTCCTCTTCCTCTGTCGGTATTTCGGGGCTTATTGATTTCACGATTTCGTCGTGAGATTTGCCAACAATGCTCTTAAACATATCCATCGCCTGTGCTTCATTAAGATTTGTCGCAATATATTTGGCATCTGACCCATCCGCTGCGGGTTTATAAGAAGTCCATAATCTCCACTCCGCACCGTCTTTTGCTTTCCCCACATAACCTGCTACCCAATTTAATCCCGTATTATCCTTATAGAAATCCACCTTTGTCGCATTTTGTGCAAAGTTTTCTTTCATTTTTTCTACTAAATCAATTGGTGTTGGCTGTGAAACTTGCGGCTGACTCATTGTATTCAAACTTGAACTCGGCTCATTATAGATATATGATTCCACCATTTTACTTTCCTCCTTATTATTTTTCCTCGTATTTATATTTGCTGATACTACCAATCTTGCTTTTCGTAACTCTGCCTATTTTTTTTCGGCTCTTCCCCATCCATTTATCAAACTTCCTTTCAAACTCCTCTGGGTGTCCAAAGTGTTTTGATTTCTTTGGATAATGTTCGGGAGCTGAATATATTTTTGTTTCTTCTCCCACCTTCCGTTGCATTTGGTAGTTGCCCTTTCCATCAGGTTTCGGTAGGCTTATCACCTGTGGAGCTTTCGCAGGGACTACAAGTTCATTCTGTGAGTTCCATTTCTTTTGTGCATTTTCGTCAATTGTATATTTTTTTACGGTCATATTATTCTCCGTATTTTTCCTGTATCCATTCCCAAGCATCACTTGCGTCTTGTTCTGAATACCCCTTATCTAATAATGCTTGTTCTAAAGAAGCATATGTAATAGTGTCGCCAAGAGCATCGATAACTCCTGGGAGAACTTCGGTTAAATCTGCTAATTTCTTTGTTTCTGGCCCAAATATTGCTTGTTGGAATTCCGCAATTTCATCGTTGCTTGCTTTTTGCGACCAGGGTAGTATTTGATAACTTATCTGCAATAATGCTCCGT